TCTTTCGGATAACGAGGCTCTACTAGACGTGTTCCGTGCCGGTGGTGACCCGTATGCCGCCTTCGGCGCACAGATGTTCAACATCCCCGGCATGACCAAAGACAGCCACCCAGTAGAGAGACAGTCCGCCAAGTCCGCGCTACTGGGTGCAGGCTACCAGTTGGGTTGGGCGTCGTTCGCTGCGCAGCTTCTCACCGGGTTCCTGGGCGCACCCCCCGTGCGCTACACCAAAGAGGATGCCAAGACCCTGGGCGTGACGGTTGCCGATGTAGACCGCTTCCTATCATGGGAGGACAACATCAAGCGCATGGAGCAGATTCCCCACACCTGCACAAGCAAGGAGCTACTCATCCACTGCCTCGCAGCCAAGGCCATCATCGACAAGTACCGCGCCGCGTCTGAGCAGGTGGTGGCGTTCTGGAACCTGTGCCAGGAACTCATCGACCATAGCCTGTACCGGGGCAAGGAGTACAAGCACAAGTGCATCACGTTCCGCAAGGAGCAGATCATCTTGCCAAGTGGTATGGCGATGCGGTATCCTGATCTCCGCCCGGACAAGGGCGATGGTGGCAAGGTCGTATGGACGTACGCTGACGGCAACAAGCGCGTCAGTCTGTACGGCGGCAAGGTCACCAACAACATTGTCCAGGGCACGGCGCGGTGCGTCATGACCGACGGCATGCTCAGGGTTGCGAAGAAGTACCCTGTGGCAGGCACGGTGCATGATGAACTGATTGCCGTGGTGCCAGAGGAAGAAGCAGAAGACGCGAAGACTTGGATATTCGCGCAGATGGTCGCGCCTGTACCGTACCTGCCCGGTCTGCCACTCAAGACCGATGTGGGCTACAACAGGCGCTACGGATTAGCCAAGGGATGACCAACACAACGAAGGAGAAACGATGACAAGCAAACAAGCCCCACCCATCCCCCGCCGCATCAAGGTAGGGGACAAGATGTACTCGGTGGACATCATCCAGTCGATGCAGCGTGCGCGTGAGCGCGGGTGTGTTTGGTACGACGCCGGTCGCATACAGATTGGCCAAGCAAACCACGCCGATGGTCGCAAGTACACCGACATCCAGATGAGTGAGACCTTCTGGCACGAGTTGGTGCACGCCCTTCTCTACGAGATGAACAGCCCGCTGTATCGCAACGAGAGGTTCGTGCATGAGTTCGCCATGCATCTAGCCAAAGCCATTCAATCAGCGAAGTTCAAATGACAAGCGTTACATGGTCACACAGCGGCCTCAAGGATTTTGAGGGCTGCGCTCGCCGCTACCACGAGGTCAAGGTCTTGCGGAACTACCCGTTCCAAGAGACGACGCACACCATCTACGGCAAGGATGTGCACAAGGCCATCGAGGACTATGGCAAGGAGGGCACGCCCATCCCTGAGAAGTACGCGCAGTTCAAGCCGGTAGTGGATGCAGTACTCAACAAGCCCGGACGCAAGCTGTTCGAGCACGAGATGGGTGTGACGCGTGACCTGCAGCCTTGCGGCTTCAACGATCCCAACCGGTGGGTGCGCGGCATTGCCGATCTGCTGATCATCGACGATGACAACCTGTCGGCCAAGGTGGTTGACTGGAAAACAGGTAACAACAAGTACCCGGACAAGGATCAGCTTGTTCTGATGTCGCTGATGGTCTTCACCCACTTCCCCCATATCAGGCAGGTCAAGTCGGCGCTGTTCTTCTTGGTCAAGGAAACGATGACCACCCACGCCATGCTGCGCGGTGAGGCCGATGAAGCATGGTGGCGCTACAAGGAGCGCGTGGCCAAGTTGGAGACAGCGCACGCCACCGATGTGTGGAACCCGTCTCAGTCACCACTGTGCGGTTGGTGCCCCGTCACCACTTGCACGTTCAACCCCAAGCATTAGGAGCAATCATGGCAAGGAACTACCGCTCTGAATACGACAACTACCAAGGCACACCCGAGCAGATCAAGAAGCGTGCTGAGCGCGTCAAGGCTCGACGCTTGATGGAGAAGTCGGGCGCTGCCCAAAAAGGTGACGGCAAGGATGTAGACCACATCAAGCCTATGCGCAGCGGTGGTACCTCCGCCAAGAGCAACCTGCGTATGAGAAGCAAGAGCGCCAACCGCGCCGACAACAAGTAGGAGAAACATGGAAGTCATCGACAACAAGCTGCTCATCTTCAAGACGCGCAGCCCGGACAGGTATTCCCTGATCCCGAAGAGCAAGGCGATTCCTCGCCCTGGTGGAGGCTACGACGTGGCCGTCTACTGGGGTCTGGATGAAGTGCGCGTGCTCAAGAACCTGGGGGTGAAGAACGTACCCTCGCCGATCTTCGGACGCTACGACTGGCCTGGGCGCTTCAAGCCGATGGCCCACCAGAAGGAGACAGCCTCCTTCCTCACACTCAACCGCCGCGCCTTTGTCCTGTCCGAACCCGGCACCGGCAAGACGCTCTCTGCTCTGTGGGCGGCTGACTACCTGATGAAGCGCGGTGAGGTTCGACGCTGCCTGATCCTATGCCCGCTGTCGATCATGCACAGTGCATGGATGCAAGACCTGGGCAACAGCGTGATCCACCGCAGCGCGGTGGTGGCGCACCACCCGCAGGCTGCACGGCGCATCGAGTTGATCCAAGAGAACTACGAGTTCGTGATCGTCAACTACGAGGGGCTGGCGCTGATCGCCAACGAGGTGAAGAACGATGGCCGGTTCGACCTGATCATCGTGGACGAAGCCAATGCCTACAAGAACCCGCAGACCAAGCGGTGGAAGGCGCTTGCTTCCATCCTCACACCCGACACGTACCTGTGGATGATGACCGGCACACCTGCATCGCAGTCCCCGGTGGATGCGTACGGTCTGGCCAAGCTCGTCAACCCGAACAACGTGCCCAAGTTCTACACGGCATGGCGCGACGCGGTGATGAACAAGATCACCATGTTCAAGTGGGCGCCCAAGGCCGACGCTGCCGAGAAGGTGCACGAGGCGCTGCAACCGGCGATCCGCTACACCAAAGCCCAGTGTCTCGACCTACCCCCGGTGCTGACGACCACCCGCGAGGTACCGCTCACGCCGCAGCAGGCCAAGTACTACAACCTGCTCAAGACCCAGATGCTTGTCATGGCTGCAGGAGAGACGATCACCGCAGTCAACGCCGCTGCTGCCTTGAACAAGCTGCTGCAGATCAGCGCAGGTGTGGCCTACACCGACACCAAGGAGACCGTCGAGTTCGACGCCACCCCGCGCCTGAACGTGCTGATGGAAGCGCTTGATCAAACGGAGAGGAAGGTGATCATCTTCGCGCTGTTCCGCTCAGCCATCGACACCATCAGCGACTTCTTGAACAAGAACGGTGTTGCCAATGAGCAGATTCACGGCGGCGTGACGGCCACCAAGCGCGGCGACATCATCAAGCGCTTCCAGACGCAACCCAACCCGAGGGTGCTCGTCATGCAGCCGCAGGCTACGGCGCATGGCATCACGCTGACCGCTGCCGACACGGTGATCTTCTATGGCCCGCTGATGAGCGTCGAGCAGTACACCCAGTGCGTGGCTCGCGCAGACCGCAAAGGCCAGGACTCGGACAAGGTGACGGTGATCCACATCGAGGGTTCACCCGTGGAGAAGAAGATGTTCAAGGCGCTCACGGAGAAGGTGGACGACAACGCCATGCTCGTGAGCCTGTTCAACAGCGAAATCAAAGAAAGGGGGTTGTAGACCTGACTGGACAATGTATACTCTTTGACACAACAACAGGAGAAACAAGTGACAGACGACACCATTCCACTCGACAAGTTGGCCCGCATCTACGTGAAGATGCGCGTGGCCATCCAAGACCTCGACAAGCAGATCGAAACGATCAAGGCTCAGCAGCAGGACGTGAAGAACGCCATGAAGGATCAGATGATGGCGCTCGGCACCAAGTCTGCCCGCACCGAGTTCGGCACGATCACGCTCAAGGAGAAGACCCGGTTCTACACCCAGGACTGGGACAGCTTCAAGAAGTTCGTCGTCGAGCACGACGCCGTTGACCTCTTGGAGAAGCGCATCGCGCAAACCAACATGCAGACGTTCTTGGAAGAGAACCCTGACCTGCATCCCCCTGGACTCAGCAGCACGTCTGAGTTCGATATTTCTGTGACCAAGCCCCGCTAAGGAGAAACATCTTGAGCAACATCGCTCTCTTTTCTGGTTCCAACGTCCCCGCCTTCGCCAAGAAAGGCGAACTGTCCGACATCGCCAAGTCCCTCGCCGGTGGTGCCGGTGGTGGCGGCAAGCGCATCTCCATCAAGGGTGGCGTGTTCCGCCTGCTCGTTGGTGGCAAGGAGGTCGCTGCGATTGATGAGCGCTACCTCGATGTGGTGATCGTCAACGCCGCTCCCAAGATTGGACGCACCTTCTACGCCAAGGCGTACGACGGTGAGGCAGTGAGCGCCCCTGACTGCTGGTCTGCTGATGGCGAGACGCCTAGCCCCGACGCTGCAAACAAGCAGTCAGATCGCTGCGCCACCTGCCCGCAGAACGTCAAGGGTTCCGGCATGGGTGAGTCCCGCGCCTGCCGCTTCTCGCAGCGTCTGGCCGTTGTCCTGGCCAACGACATCGAAGGCGACGTGATGCAGCTTCAACTGCCCGCCACGTCCATCTTCGGCAAGGAGGAAGGCGACAAGCGCCCGCTGCAAGCCTACGCCCGCTACGTGGTGGCCAATCAGGCAAGCCCTGAGATGATGGTCACCCGCATGCAGTTCGACACCAAGGCCGAAGCGCCCAAGCTCTTCTTCAAGCCTGTGCGGTGGCTCGACGAGAGCGAGTACGAAGTCGCCGTCAAGCAGGGTCAGACCGAGGACGCCAAGCGTGCCATCACCATGACCGTAGCCAAGACGGACAATGTGGCTGCACCTGCTCCCCTGGCGATGGAGGGCAGCAAGCCCAAGGCTACGAAGAAGGCCAAGGCTGAGCCTGCGCCGGAGGCTGAGGACGAGTCCGTAGAGCCGACCGTTCGCAAAGGCAAGTCGGATGAACCCCCTGCCGCAGGCAAGTCATCTTTGGCTAAGCTCGCAGCAGACTGGGATGATGAGTAATTCACTGGGGGGCTTCGGCCCCCTTATTCAACATGTCCTACTCAGTAAAAACCCTTAACACCGTCAAGGCAGCGCCCCGAACGCTAGGCAATCAGCTTGGCCGATGGGCGGTGCACTTAGACTTCCCTGTCACCCAGATTGCGGAGATCACGGGCGCATCGCGCCAGACCATCTACAACTGGATGACGGCCAAGTCAACCGTCAACAACGCATACCGTCCCACAGTCGAGCGCCTTCTCCACATCTTGCAGAAGGCCACAGACGCAGAACAAGCATGGAGAAAAGCATGTCAGGAATTCAATATTCAAGCCTGAGCGACGACGAGTTCGAGCGTCAGGTGTACATGACGATGGTTATGGGCGCACTGCCGCCAGAGGTAGCCCAAGAGTTGGCCAAGCGCCAGACAACTGACCGAGAAAAGGAACGATCCGCCGATTCGCTGAACCCCAAGCAAATTCCCCTGCCCTTCAGCGAATAAACCGAGGAGTCCTATGGAACCGCTAGATTTCTTAGCGGCTGTCCTGCCGTCTCCCGGTCACGGGTACTACTGCGCGGCAGAACTCTCCTCCAAGAGAAAACAGCACGTCTTCATCGAAGACATC